CCGCGTGCACGTACGAGCCAGTAATTTCCACATCAACCTCGGTATTGCCGATCATCAGCGGAATGAAAGCGCTGTGCGGCTCGTCGGGTGGGTACCAATCCAGCATCGTTCCTCTCCTCGCTGCGTGGTGTGCTCGCGAGGTGGAGTGAATATGCGCGAACGAATTTATTTATGCAAGTTCAGATTGTCGAATTTATGCCTTTTCGGTTTTTCTATCACTTTCGATAGTTTGGCGCACGGCAACGAAGAACCGCGCACCACTGCGGCGCTTCGCCTGTGTAAATGTCCTGCGGTGTTGGTGTCTGCCCTGTTTCTACCCGCACGAAATCAAGCTGTTGCGGCGGATGAGTGAGGCAGAGCGAAAGCGAATACACGTCTGCGTGAGTACCGTCCGCGGGAATCAGGTCGTGGGAGAGCTCGTGAAGCAGCGCGTACAAGCGTGCCGGTGCTCGTAGACCACGAGTCACCACGATCACTTGCGAACCTGGTAGTCGCATCGCCTGCAATCCGGCAGGCAGAGTGGCCTCGCCGATTTTGTACCCGCTGCCGTGCAGCAGTTCGTAGGCATCCCACGCCTGCGTCCAACCTGTTTCCTCGACAAGTCGGCGTGCCATCGCTTCGAGTTCGCCCCAGTCAAACCGCATCGGTTCGTATCGGAGAGTGGCGTCTGCATCGAGTCCAACAGGATCCCACTTCGGGCGCATGGTTCGAGCTTCCGTTCGATTCGTGGGGGAGGCAATACGGCGAGAGGAGTTTACAATCCCGGTATTCTGAGCAGCGGAATTGGCTTTTGTTTGTCCAAATACTGGTGGTCGTGAGTGACTTGCAATGTCACTTTCTTCGCGACGACGGCGGTGTTCCGTGTTCGTTCACGACTCGCGCGAGCGTCACCACTGCAGCGACGGTCAGCGGGATTCTCGCTGCAAACAGAGGGTTCGAGTCGCGCAGTTCGTCCCACACCCATCCGTCGATGTCGGGTGCTTTCTTCTTCGCAGCGCGCTCGAGTTCCGTCCACCCCTGGATGTGTCCGAACGTGGGCGGATTGATGTCGCTCACCACCGCGCTCGGGCTCTCCTGTGTCCCAGCGTCGGGCGCTGGCGGGTCCGCGCCGTCGAGCCCCTGAAGCCAGGCCATCGAAACACGCAGTGCGTCTGCGATCGCTTGGATCGTGTGGAGTCGAGGGTTTGGCGTGTCGCCAGACTCGATTCTGTTGATCGAGCTCTGACCCACGCCGGACTTCTCCGCCAGTTCTTCTTGCGTCCAGCCGAGTTCCTGCCGCCGCTCGCGAACACGATCACTGAGTAGTGCCATGCAGATAGCAATTATTCGAGTTCGCATAGGTTTCAATACGCAATAGTGGATATGTTTTCTTGCATCGCAATGCGAAAACGGGTATTGTTTATGCAAATGCGTATCAACATGCTGAAAGCGCGAGAGAAAAAAGGACTCACGCAGACAGAGCTGGCAAAACGGGTCGGGACTGCGCAAGGCACGATCAGCCGCATTGAGAGCGGCGAGAACGTTCCTGGTAGTGAGCTTGGGTGCAAGCTCGCTGCGGAATTGGAGATCCCGCTCGCTGACCTTCTGCAGAATATGCAGGAATCCTCCGACGCTGAGGCCGCGCAATGACACCCAACGAACGACGGGATCTGCGCAAGCGGCTCGTGGAGCTGACGGATTCGAGCGACGCGCGCATTGCGCGTGTTGCAGAGCATCTCGTGCGCGTCGTCGATGAAATCGACCTCGCGTGTCGCCCGGACGACAGCGACGACTCCACCACGCGGCAAGGGCTCAAGAGCGCGCTGTTGGACACCTGCCGCGACGTGCGCTCAGTGCTCGACGTGCTCCAATCGCAGCAGCGACGCAGAGCACCCGAGACACGCGGCACACCCGCACAGACGGCGACGGTGAAGCCGTGAAGTACGCAGTGCGGTACCGAGGCGGAATCGAGCACTACAACGACGTGCTCGATGCGTTGCCAGCAGCACGTGAGCGCGGCGAGAAAAACATCCGCGTCTTTCGCTGCGATCCAAACGGCGAAGTGCTCTTGCAGGAGATCAGTGATGGTCCTGTCGTGGTGGGCATGCCGGTCGACAGCCGCCGCGGAGAGCCCGTCGATCAGCACACTCTCTCGACACGTGCACAGCGAGGGCTGCTGTGAGCGGTGAAGAGCGCCTTGCGATGGAGCGTGCGCGCGAGCGTGCAATCGAACTGCCGCCCGAAGCGTGGCCCGTGCGCGCTGCAGACGAGCCGCCGTGCGCTCGCTGCGGTGGGCTGCGCACGTGGCCGCACCGCTCGTGCTGCGAAGACTGCGATCCTGACTACGCGCGGGCGGTGCAGTCGTGATCCTCCGCGCTCCGTTCCCTTGGTTCGGTGGCAAGTCGCGCATCGCCTCTGCCGTCTGGGAAGCACTCGGCGACGTACCGAATTACGTAGAGCCGTTCTTTGGGAGCGGCGCGGTGCTGCTCGCCCGTCCGCACTCACCGCGTTTCGAGACGGTCAACGACCTCGACGGGATGGTTAGCAATTTCTGGCGCTCCGTGCAGTCGTCACCGGCTTCGGTGATCGCTGCTGCGGATCGTCCGGTCAACGAAACCGACCTGCGAGCGATCACCCGAGAGCTTGCGGCTCGCCGTGCCGGGCTGCCCGAACTGCTTGCGCAGAACTATCTCGCACACGATGCCGAAATCGCTGGGCTGTGGTGTTGGGCACTGTGTGCAGGAGTCCCCGGAAACGTACTCAGGTACAGGTCGGAGGGCACTGCAAGCGCGCTGGTTTACGGCAACCATCATGGCGATGGCGTAAGGAGGAACTCGGATTGGAAGTCCGAGATCCTCGCCCTCGCAAATCGCCTTCGATTGGTTCGCGTGTTGTGCGGTGACTGGTCGCGAACTGTGACTTTATCCACGCTATTCGGAGACAGAAGCAGGCAGTCGGTGTGCGGTGTCTTTCTGGATCCGCCATACGCCGAGGGCGACAAAGATTGTTACCACCACAACGATCAAGCCCTATCTGCCCAAGTGCGAACGTGGGCAATTGAGAACGGCGACAATCAGAAGCTTCGCATTGTGCTTTGCGGGCACTCAGACGAGCACCAGATGCCTGCGTCGTGGCGCTCTGTGGACTGGCACCGCGGCACGGGTTGGTCTGGCAACAGCGACGCAAAAGACCGCAGGACATGCGAACGCCTCTGGCTCTCACCGCACTGCGAAGGCGCGCGTCAACTCTCACTACTTGGAGGAATGCAATGATCCTCCGCGATTACCAAGAGCGAGCGATTGCCGCTGTGCGTGAGCACTACCGGAGCGGACGCAAGCGTGTGCTGCTGGTCGGCGCGACCGGGTTCGGAAAGACCGCCACCGCGTCTGCACTCATGGCTACGTCTGTGCAGCGCGGGAAGCGCTGCGTGTTTTTGGTGCACCGAAAAGAGATCGTCGAGGACACCGCGCGTCGACTGCGCGATCTCGGACTGCGCACGGGTGTGGTGATGGCTGGCACGAAGCCGGACCTCGAAGCGCTTGTGCAGGTCTGCTCTGTGCAAACGGTGAGCGCGCGTGATCTATCGATCACTGCGGACCTGGTCATCTGGGACGAAGCCCATCACGTAGCAGCGACGAGCTACGCCGAGATCGCTGCGAAGTACCCGCAGGCTTGGCATCTCGGGCTCACAGCCACTCCGATGCGCACCGATGGTGCGGGGTTGAGTGATGCGTTCGATGAACTGGTTGTTGCAGCGACCACGAGAGAACTGCAAGAGCGAGGATTCCTCGTCGAGTGCGATGCGCTCGTGCCTTCGTCTCCAACCGACGACTACGTGATGCCTGCGGAGCTTGCCTACGCGCAGCACGCGACAGGGCGCGCTGTGGTTGTGTTTGCTTCGTCCGTGGCGCGTGGTCGAGAGATCGCGATGCGTCTCGCTTTGCCGATGGTGCACGGCAACACTCCGCCGGAAGAGCGAGAGGATTGCCTGCGTGCGTTTGCGCAGGGCGAAGTGCCCGGCGTCGTGAACGTGATGGTGCTCACCGAGGGGTGGGACTGTGCGCGTGCTGACTGTGTGATCTTGGAGCGCAACTGCTCTTCGGTGGAAATGTACCTGCAGATCGTCGGGAGAATTCTGCGGGCAAATCCTGCAGACCCGACGAAGCGCGCGCTGCTGATCGACCTCGGGAAGAACGTGCGCACGCATGGTCTGCCAAGTGAAGACAGAGAGTTTTCGCTTCACGGAAAACCGATCAAGCGAAAGAGCAAGACCGAACCTCCTTTGTGCCGGATGTGTGGTGCATCGAAACGCATCGGTGCTGAATCCTGCTGGAAATGCGGGACGGAGTTTCCAAAGCCCGCACCAACACCACTGCGGGCAAATGGTTCTCTCATCGCGTTTGCGCCTGCGATGCGCGTGGCGTCGACGGCGTGGACCGAAACCAAAGAAGTGCATTTGCGTGGTCTGGAGCGCACGTGCGCTGAGCGCCAATACAAGCGTGGATGGGTCGCGCATCGATTCCACCAGCGCTGGGGCCATTGGCCCTGGGAGATGGAGCGTGCATCGTGAGCGAGAGTGAGATCCAGGCGGCGATTCGTGCTGCACTCGGACGACTGCCAGACGTGTGCCTCTGGCGCAATCACGTCGGGCAGCTCACGGATACGAACGGTCGCCCGCACCGCTTCGGGCTTGCTGTTGGCTCCGCGGACTTGATCGGCGTGCTTGCTCCGAGCGGTCGGCTGATCGCGCTCGAGTGCAAATCGCCCACGGGACGACTGCGGCCCGAGCAGCGCGATTGGCTCGCGGTGGTGCGGCGCTTCGGTGGCTTTGCTTGCGTCGTGCGCAGCGTCGAGGAGGCGCTCGCGGCGGTCGAGAGAGCGCGGAGGGGCGAGCATGAGTGACGTTCCTACGCTCTCTCTCGGTGCGATCGGCGATGGATTTCTCGCCGTGCTCGAAGTCACCGACGGGCCAGCGTCGCTTGCGTGGTGCATGGAGCGCGGCATCGCGGATCGTATCGGGCTGGGACACCAGAGAGCTGTACCGCCAACTTCGGACTACGCAGGAGCGACGGCACGGTGGTTTTTCCGCTCGCCCGTGCCTGTGGCCACGAGAGAGCTTGCACCTGGTGTTGTGCTTCGCGGTGACGGCGTGATCGATACGGCGGACCCGTGGGTGTGGCGCAAGCGCTTGAGCCCGTGGCCCGAACTGCCGCCATGGATCGGATACGCAGAGGCGAAGATCATCACCGACGACGCAGAAAACGCTGCGCCTGCAGACCCGGATCCAGCGTGGGCGGATGCTCCACTCCCGCCGGAACCACCGCGCGCGGTCACTGAGGGCAACCTTGCTCGTGGCGATGCACCGGAACTCGGGCGGTTGCTCTTGCACGTGGTGCGTGGTGATTCGTCTGCAGAACCTGTGCACGATGGCACCGCACTCTGGCGCTACAACGATGCGACGGGTGTGTGGGAATCACTCGACGAGAAGGTGCTCTACCGAATCGTGTGCACCTTCGCGGGCACACCCGCAGGACTTCCGCCGAAGCCGCTCAAGCTCTCGGACAGCGCGATCAGAGGCGCGATTAGCGCTGCGGTTGCGTCTGCGTGGAACCCTGGGTTTTTCACCGACGAACGCGCTGGCATTGCTTTCGCGAACGGCTTTGCAACCATCGACGAAGGGCAGGCGGTGCTTCTGCCGCATGCAGCGGAACATCGCGCGCGCTACCGACTCGAGTACACGTACGATCCCGATGCACGCGCAGAACAGTGGTGCACGTTTCTGGAGGAAATCTGGCGAGATTGCTCCGAGGACGACCGCGCCGGACGCATCGCGCTCATCGAGGAATGGATCGGCGCAGCACTGCTCGGGCTCGGCACACGCTACCAGAAGTGCATGCTGCTCATCGGCGAGGCGGGCGCGAACGGAAAGAGCACACTGCTCTCGGTGCTGCGCTCGCTCTTTCCGAAAACCGCCGTGCGATCGGTCGGCCCGCAGCTTTGGGGCAATCCGTTTTCGCTCGCAGAACTCGCTGGTGCCCGTCTCAACGTCGTAAACGAATTGCCCGATGCCGATGTGGTCGAGGGCGAGATTTTCAAAGCGGTGATCTCCGGCGACGCAGTGCAAGCGCAGCGCAAACACAAGGATCCGTTCGACCTCATCTCACGAGCGGCGCAAGCGTTTGCGTGCAACGCGCTCCCCGGCACACGCGATCAATCGGGTGGATTCTGGCGACGGTGGGCAGTGCTCACGTTCCCGCGCACGTTCGCTGAGAGCGAGCAGGATCGCACGCTCAGTGAGCGCCTTCGTGCAGAGCTTCCCGCGATCACCGCACACGTGCTCCGCGCCGTCGTTCGCCTCGTCGCCCGCGGTCGATACCAGCTACCGGAGAGCTCTGACGAAGCGCTCGAGGAGTGGCGTGAGGACAGCGACCAGGTGCGCCAGTGGCTCCGGGAGTGCTGTGACGAAAACACCGCCGCAGAGACACCACTCGCGGATCTGTACCCGATCTATGCGGGGTGGTCTCGCGCCCACGGACACCGAGCCCTCGCCTCCAACAAACTCGCTCAGAGGCTTCGGGCGATGGGATTGTTTTACAAATCGAAACTTGGCAGGTACTATCGAGTTTCCCTCAAAGCGGTCGCGACCTCGAAATATCGATCCGCCGCATAAATTCCACACCCGTCACCTCTAAACACGCAAAACAAATTACGAATGACGGGGGTGGCGGGTCGGTGACGCCCCCACCCGTCACCTCTAACATCGCAGCATCTAACGCGAATTCGCCCGGGTGACGGGCAAAACCCGTTTTCACAACTACCCATTGTGCGCGCGCACGTGCGCATGCGTGCGCGTGCGTACACGCGCGTGTGCACAATAATTGTTTCAATTTACCCGTCACCCCGTCACCTAGACAAAAAACAAAGAGCTTTCAGCCGGTTAGAGGTGACGGGCAACCCGTCACCGACCCGTCACCCCCGTCACCACGCAGGACACATCCGACCGCTTCTGTTCTTTTGACGCATTGCGTCAACCGTTCTAGATTGACGGTCATGGGTAAACGTGCATTCCCCCTTGACGAAGCGCTGCTCGAGCGCTTGCGACGCTCTCTCCAGCGAGAGACCGCTGCGCAGATCGCCGCTCGCTGCGAGTGCTCCCCTGATGCAATTGTTCGCGCTGCTGCGGGGCAGCCGGTACTGCGGCTCACGGCTCGTGCAATCGAGCGCTCGTTGGCGAGTGTATCGTGAGCGGTATTCCGACGTACGCACAGGAGCAGTGCTCCGAGTGCCTCTCTGCTGCGACGAGAGCGGCCCACGACGGCGCTCCACAAGCGTGCTCCGCCTGCGGGTCCATCTGGTCGCCAGAGCCCACCAGCGAGGCTGCTAGGCCCCGTAGCGCGCCTGCGCCTCCACCGTCGCTGCGCTCGCTCGTCGCCGAGTTGCTTGCGTGGGACTTCGCCCGCAGTGGTGCGGCGTACACGCAGCGGTCGTCGATCGCTGGCGTGATCGAGGTGCTCCGCAGCGGGATCGTGGGCGATGGGTGCTCGAGCACGAAGGGCACCTGGCGCGCTGGCGCATCACCACCGGAGCGCGTGGTCCGTGCCTCGCCGCTCACGTCCGCTCGCTACGCAGCACTGAGCCCGGAGCTACGCGCGGTCGCGGACGCGATCACGGACGATGGCGGCGGTGTGTCGCTGCGATCGCTCACGATCGTCGAGGCAGCGAGTGAGAGCGGACGAGGGCTCGCGATCGAGTTGGGACTCGAAGCGCGAATCGGCTGGAGAATCGCTGACGAAAAGCAGCGCGCGAAGTGGCGATCGAAGATCCTGCGCAAGGACCGCGCACCAGCGCTCGCAGGGATGGAGCAATGCGGACGTGATGCGCTCGCGCGGCTTGTGGCTGCGTGGGGAGTGAGGGTAGCAGCGTGAGAACACCGACGGAACACATCCGCGTCGAAGCGAAGCGCATGGCGAAGGATCTCGAAAAGCGACGCATCGCAGGCACGCTCACACTCGCGCAGGAGGAGAGCATGGAGCAGTGGCTCGCGCTCGCTCGCTGGGCAGAGCAGCCTCTTGCGCACCTACCGTACGATCTCTGCCCGCTCGCGGACGTAGTGATCCAACGACGCTGGCGCTCGCACAATGACTGCAACCGAATGCTCCGCGAGTTGTTCGCCGTCGATGCAAACGCGGCGCTGCGTGGCGCTTGCTACTGCGTGTTTCTCGTGCTCGCGGAGCAACCGACCGGGTACCAATCGGACGACATCGAGAGAGCGCAGGCCGCCATGCGCGCCGTACTCAAGAGGCTCGCGGGCGAGAGCGTTGGTCTCGATTTCCGCCACTCGGGAGTGTCTTTTAGCAGCGGTGCCGACGCTTGCCTAAGAGCGGTCTCGGTATCACCAACGAATAATCCTTTTATAATCGAGTGCCTGAAAGAATGCGCTTACCGCATGCGCAGCTTCGGACTCGTCGGCACCAGTCGCGCGTACGACATCGCGCTAGGGCAGCGGCAGAAACGATTGTGCGACGAGCTTCGCGCGCGGATCGAGTGCCCACCAGCGAGCGAGTGGGTACGTGCGGAGGTGGGACGATGAGCGACCGAGAACGATTCTGGTTTGGCCTTGCGGTGATTGTTGTGTTGGCGCTCTCGTATTTCGTCGCGCGCGCCCAGCAATCGTGCATGAGCGACTGCTCGCAATTGATCTGCAGAGACGACGTGCGTTGCATGGGAGCGGCGAGACGATGAGCGAGCACTGGCACGAGTGCCGACGCTGCTCGGCGTGGCGCAGGCGACGACGGTGGATTTCGCAGGCGTGGGTGCGAAGGAAGGTGTGCGGTGAGACTCGTGTCTGCGAAACCAAGGAGCGACTGATGAGCAGACTTATCGATGAGACAGGAAATCGGTACGGACTCGTCACGATCATCCGCCGGACTCTCAGCCGAGGAGAAGGCTGGTGGGAGGCTCTATGTGATTGCGGAACGACGTTTACCGCGCGAGGAGCCAACCTGCGTTGCGGCAGGACAAAGACGTGTAACTCACATGCGTGCATCCAAAAGCTAAAAATTGCGGAACAGCAAACAGGAGACAAGACGATGGCGACGACGAACCAAGCACACCCACTGCAATCGATCATGGACAAGCTGGACAAGCAGATCGACGCAGTAGCGAAGAGCGCAAACGACACAGCAGCGCGCATCAACACACTCGCGCTCACGTACGCTTCCGCGTGTCGAGAGGACGCGATGAGCGCGCTTGCGGCTCGTCTCACCGCAGAACCTCCGCCACCACGCACCGCAGACGAAGCCGCACTCGCACTGTGGGAAGCGGTGCAGCAACTCCCGGAGATTCAGAAGCTCAACACGCCGCAGCCCGCCGCGACGGTGGTACCGATTCGATCCGAGCCTGTGGCGACGCCCGAAGCGGACTACGCACGGATTCGCGTCGCGTGCATGACCAAGCCGCTCGTCGTCATGGGCGGTCCCGTGCCTGGTGATCGTGTGAACTGGGTCAAGAACCGTACGGTGAAAAGCGCGACGTGGCACCTCATCACGCGCGAACGAGAGCAGAAAGAAACCGACGCAGCGCTCATCCGCATCACCGCTCGCGAGTATGGCGCGGTCGTGATCATCGAAGAGGACATTCGACAAACGCAGCGCGCACGCCTTGAAGCCGCATGCATGCGCGTGGGTGTGCCGTGGGTGCTCGCGGAGCGCAGCAACACCGAAGCACTCGCGTCTGCACTCGATGAGATGAACAACAGCCTCGGGCAGAGTGTGCAGGCAACGCGATGAGCCTCGGAGGATCTCTCGCCGCCGCCACTGCACGCTTTTCCCGCGCTGGTCTGTTCGCAACTGCAGCCGCCGCGCTTGCACCCGTCGCGCGCCTGCCGGGCCCGATCGGAGCTGCAGCGGGTGAGATCAGTGCGCGGGCGATGCAGCAGGCATTGCTCTTCGCTGCAGAGGGCCTCGCGCAGATCGCTCTCGTCGGTAGCATTGAGCCCACCGAGAGCTACCGCTCCCTCGATGCGGGATTTCGCACTTCGAACGAGAAGTGGAAGCAGAGTGTGAGGGGACGCGATCTGCGGTGGATCGAGGGGGTGTTGCCGTGATGGATTGGGTACGCAGGGAGGGATGGACCGTGGCGCTCGTTGAACGCGATCACATCACAGCAACCGCAGAAATCGTGCGCGACTTGGACTCAAGGCGCTGGTCCGCCACGGTTCGTCTGCAGATTCGCGGTGCGTTGTGTGACGATTCATGGATTCGGTCGCCGTCTGTTTTCGACAGCAGCCAAGAGGCCGAGACGTGGTGTGAGTGCGTGATCGAAGCCTTGGCAGGACTGATGCCGAAGGCAGAGAAACGCGCGGGATGAGGCCGAAACCTGTTTTCGTCCCGATCGCCCTTGACGCTCTTCCGATTCTCGGCAGTCGGCACCTTTCGTCAACTCCCCTCACGATTTCCCTTGACCCCACGACGAATTGCTTGACTCCCGAATATTCTCACGGCACCCTCTCTGCCGGGAGTCTTGCGTCCACAGCTTGAAGAGCTGAACGCCAGGGCCGCCGCAGAGCAGATGGGACAGCCGTACAGCACGGTTGCTCGCTGGCTTGCGCAGTGGATGGCGGAAGGCGTCGAGGGCATCCGCACCGTGCGTTCGCGCGGTCGCGGGGGCCTAGCGTACCGGGTTGATCCCTCGCTTGTGCAGCGATGGAGAGACGGAGATCTGCCCGAACCGCGATCCGTCGCGGCATGACTCGATCATCTCGCTCTGCGAAGTGCCGAGAGGTAACAGCTCCCGGCAAGGCGTCGATCACCGCGACAAGCGGCACTCCGCAGAGCAAGGTGCTCGAGATCGACGAGGCCGCAACGCGCGGCGAGTAGTCGTGCGAGTTCCTTTGACAAGGGCCGCGGGCAGAGATGCTCGCGGTACCGTCTACAGTCGTAGTTCAACGGCAGAACACCGGCAGAAGCCGCGATCGATCTTCGCGAGGATCGATGCGGTGGAGCCGGAGGTAGGGACGTTCGACTCGTCCCGGCTGTGCCATCACGCGTGAATGATCCGGGACGTAAGAAGTGCTTGCCTGGCACGCGTGACCAATTCCACCCGACTCGCCAAGTAATTCATGACACCCTGGCTCTTCGCATTCCTCGCCATCACCGGCGCTGTAGTTCTCACTGCACTCGTGACTGCGACACTGTTTGCGTCGATCCCTCGCTACCGTGAGGACGCAGAGCGACTCGCAAGCACACTGCGCGAGGGTGCCGAAGTGATGCAGGCGAGGAACGAAGCGCTACGCGAGAACCTGCGCCTGATCCGCGAACTCAACAAAGTGCACGAGCAGCTTCGTCTTCGCGCGGATGGCAACCAACCGCCACAGGATTTGAATTGACCCGCTGCCGCTGCAGACGACCGCGATCTGAATGCGTGTGCGGATACCCGAGAACGAATGCAAACTGGACGCGAACAAAAGCTCCCTGCTGCCGAATGGGTCGCGCTCTCCGCGCTCAGACCGTGGAAGCGCAACCCGCGCAAGAACAAGGAAGCGATCAGCGCCGTCGCGCGCAGCATTGAATCCTTCGGCTTCGGTGCTCCGATCGTCGCCCGCCGTGAGGACAACCGCATCATCGCAGGGCACACGCGCTACGAAGCTGCGAAGCGCCTGGCGCTCGAAACGGTGCCCGTGCGCTTTCTCGACGTGAGCGAAGAGCAGGCAAACGCACTCGCGCTCGCGGACAACAAGCTTGGCGAGATCGCGGAGTGGGACGACGATCAGCTCAAGATGATCCTCGCCGAGCTTCGCTCGCACGATGCGGAACTGCCTGCCATTGCAGGCTGGAGCGACGAGGAGCTCGCGAAACTGCTCGACGACGCTGGCCCCGGTGGCGAGACCACCGAAGACGAAGTGCCGCTCGACAAGGCCGAGGAACTGCGCGAGAAGTGGGGTACTTCGCTCGGGCAGTTGTGGGAGATCAAGGGATCTGGCGGCATGCACCGAATCGTGTGCGGCGACAGCACGGACGACGCGGTATTCACGCTGCTGATGCGTGGCGAGAAGGCCGTCATACTAAACACCGATCCGCCTTACGGGGTCGACGTGGTCGGCGGCAGACGAGATCCGCGAGACAAGAAGAACTTCCGCAGCGGCTCCAGCATCAAGAACGATGGCATGTCGGAGTCGGACCTTGAGCGATTGCTGCGCTCGGTCTTTGCCAACACCCGCAAGCACCTGGCAGACGGTGGAGCGTTCTACGTGTGGCACCCCTCGTCTCGTTGCGAACTCTTTGCACGCTGCGTAACAGAGTGCCTTGCGCCGTTCCGTCAAGTGATCGTTTGGGTGAAGTCGAACTTTGTGTTTGGTCGCCAGGACTACCACTGGCAGCACGAGCCGTGCTTCTACGGCTGGGTCGAAGGCACGCACACCTGGATCGGCAGCAGAAACCAAGGTACGACGTGGACCGCTCCAGCGGTCGGCGCAGACCTCGAAAAAAAGATTCATCCCACCGCAAAGCCCGTGTTTCTCGCGGCGAAAGCCATTCAGAACCACGCGATCAAAGGGCAACTCGTGCTTGAGCCGTTCTCAGGGTCTGGTTCGACGCTTGTTGCCTGCGAGCAGACCGGGCGCGTGGGTCGCGCAATCGAACTTGAGCCAAAGTTTGTCGCCGTCGCGCTTGAGCGCCTCTCCGCTCTCGGTCTGAGTCCGAAGCTATGCCCCGCATCCTAAAGCTCACACCCGCGCTCATCGAGAAGATCGTCGGGTACCTGCGTGCGGGCGCGTACGTCGAGACCGCCGCTGCTGCTGCAGGGATTTCGAAGCAGACGCTCTACACTTGGCTCCGACGCGCTGTCGACGAGAACGAGGAAGATCCGATCTTTGCGAAGTTCGCCGCCGCGGTCGAAGAGGCGCAAGCGCTCGCGGAGGTGCGCGACATCGCACTGATCGGCAAGGCAGCAGAGACGCAGTGGCAAGCCGCAGCGTGGCGGCTCGAGCGCAAGTCGCCCGAGCGCTGGGGTCGCAAGGTCGAACTGAGTGGCGGACTCAATCTCAACGTCGACACAGCAAGCCTCGCGCAACGCATCGCAGCTCTCTCCGCTGCAGGCGTTGAGGCGGCTCTCTCCGACGCAGCTCCAGCGGGTGCTCAAGCAGCTCTCGCCAGCGGAGCTGCGGGCGATCGAAGCGGAGACGGCGCGGGCGGAGCGAGCGCAGCGTGAACTCTTTCGCGCGAGCGCTCACGATCCCGTGCTCTATGCGCGGAACGTGCTCGGGCTTCGCGTTTGGTCGCGGCAGCAGGAACTGCTCGAGGCGGTGCGTGATCACGACCGCGTGTCCGTGCGCTCTGGGCACAAGGTCTCGAAGAGCACCTCTGCCGCTGCGGTTGCCTGGTGGTGGTGCAGCGATCCCGAAACGCGCCCCGGCGCGCGGTGCATCCTCACTTCGTCAGGCAATCGGCAGGTCAAATCGATCCTCTGGCGCGAAGTCAAGAAGCTTTGGCGCGAGGCGATTGTGACGCCGGGACCAACACCCGCAGAGGCTCCCGACACCGGCGTGCAGTGGGGCGATGGCCGCGAGATCCTCGGATTCACCACGAAGGAGCCCGAACGAATGGCGGGCTTCAGCGGGGCGAACCTGCTCTTCATTCTCGACGAAGCATCGGGTATTCCCGAAGCGATCTTCGAGGCTGTCGAAGGCAATCGCGCGGGTGGGGCGAAGATTCTTCTGCTGTCGAACCCAACGCAGGTGAGCGGCGAGTTCTACGACTCGCACCACAGCAAGCGCTCGTTCTACACAACGTTGCACATCTCGTCGGAAGACTCGCCGAACGTCACAGGCGAAGCTCGGATCCCAGGCCTCGCGAGCCCTGCGTGGGTCGAAGAGAAGCGACAGGAGTGGGGCGTTGACTCGCCGCTCTACCAAGTCCGCGTTCGAGGCAATTTCCCCGGTCAAGCAGCGGACGCGGTGACGGGTCTCACGCTTGTGCTCGACGCGATCGAGCGCTGGGAAGATACCGAGGAGACAGGACCGCTCGATCTTGGTGTCGACGTCGCACGCAGCGGCGAAGACGAGTCGGTCTGCTATCCGCGACGAGGGAACAAAGCGCTCGATCCGCGCGCGTGGCGCGGACTCGATGGAATCGATCTGGCAAACGAAGTGCTCAAGGTGCACCGAGAGCTGCGTGTGCCTGGTCAGCCAACGCGGATCAAAGTCGACGCGAACGGCGTCGGAGCGAGCTGCTTCGATGCGCTTGCGCACAGCGCTGAAGCGCAGCGCGGCGAGATCGAAGTCGTTGCAGTGATGACGTCGGAGGCGAGCTCATCACCGACAGAGTACGGCAACCTGCGCGCACAGATCGCGTTCGGTCTCACTGCGTGGCTCAAGGGCGGCGGAGCGTTGCCAGACCACGACAAAACGCAGGCGGATCTGATCGCACCGAAGTACAAGTTCGACCCGCAGAACCGGCTACTCGTCGAGAAGAAGACCGAGATCAAAGCGCGCCTCGGTCGCAGCCCTGACTACGGCGACGCGCTCGGTCTCGCGGTCTACGAAGCACCGATCAACAACCACGGATTCTCTCGCGGCGGAAAACGCCGCTAGCTTTCAATGACAGCTCCATCGTCACAAGAACGCACCGTCTCGCGTGCGCCGGCGGTCTCGCGCGTGTTCACGCATTGGACCGTCGACGACATCGAGATCGCAGAAGCGCTCACGAACAGCGGATCGCTGCAACGCGCAGCGGATCTGTGCTGGGCGCTGATGGCGGACGGGCGTGTGCGTGGTGCGCTCGAGACGCGTGTGCGTGGTCTGCTTCGTTTGCCGTTGCAGTGGGAGGAAGCGGGCGACAAGCGCAGCTCGGGTCGCGTCGCGAAAGCGCTGCAGGGTGGCGACTTCTACGCAGCGCACTCGGAAGCGGCGCTCTTCTCTCTGTGTGCATGGGGAATCCTTCTCGGCGTCGGTGTTGCGCAGCGTGTGTGGGAGCTGCGCGACGGGCGGTGGCTCGGAGTTCTGCGTCCCTACGACGCGCGCTATCTGCGCTGGGACGCGCAGAAGCGTGTGTGGATGGTGCGCACCGAACAGAGCGAAGTGCAGATCGTGCCTGGCGATCGCCGCTGGGTGCTCTACGCGCCGTCGTGCTCAGTCGGTGCTGATGGTGACGAGCGCCCGTGGATGTACGGAGCATGGCGCGCATGCGCGCGTCCGTGGCTCGGGAAATATCTCGCGTGGGGTGATTGGAACCACCACGCGGAGATGCACGGCTCGCCGATCCGCACTGCGGACGTGAGCCTCGAGAAGCCGCCAGCGGCTCCTGTGCGCGACGACTTCTGCGATGCGTTCGCGGACATCGGCGGCGATACGGCGATCGTTCCTCCCCCGGGAATCACACCGAAGCTGCTCGAAGCGACAGCGAACACCTGGCAGATGTTCCCAGGGATCATGGACGCCGCGAGCCGCGAAGTCGTCATCGCGATCACGGGGCAGGCGAGCTCCACCGAAGTGCAGCAGGGGCAGGAGACAGGCGCAACGCTGCACGGGCAAGTGCGTCAGGACCTGATCGACGCTGACGCAAAAACGCTCTCGACGTGTCTGCGCGAGGGCTGCATCCGCGACTACGCGGCGATCAACTTCGGCACGCACGAACTCGCTCCGTGGCCTGCGTGGCAAACCACAGCGCCGAAGAATGCGGCAGCGCGCGGAGCTGCAATGAAAGCACTCGGAGACGGCATCGCCGCGCTCGACAAATACGCGCCAGAAGGCCAGCGGATCGACCGCAAGACGCTGTTCGAAGAAGCGGGCATCGCGCTCGAAAAGATCCCGCAAGACGCGGTTCCTGCAGCGCAACCTACGCAGCCAGCCTCTTCCCCGCAGGATCCACCACCGCCCACCGAGGCAGGACAGACCGCACCATGACCGACCCACACAAGATGCCCGCGAGTTTTCGCGCTGCACTCGATCGTGCACTCGCACGACCACTCTTGCTCGATCAACGAGTGCTCTTCGCGGTCGCGCAAGGTGCGGGCTTTCGTCCGCGTGCGGATGGCGGCGACATGCCCGAGATGCCGCCGAGCGATCGGAAGAAGCCCTACACAGTGGACGGCGACGTAGCGATCGTGTCGATCGAAGGTCCTCTCGCGCAGCGCGCGTGGTCGTGCTGGATATTCGAAGGCGACGGATACGACGCGATCGCAGAGCGCGTTTCTGCAGCTCTTGGCGACCCATCGATTCGCGCGGTGGTGCTGCGCATCGACTCGCCTGGTGGTGAGGTCGCGGGCTGCTTCGAGGCAGTGCGCTCGATTCGCAGCGCAGCACAGAGCGCAGGCAAGCCGCTCACCGCATTCGTCGATGAGATGGCGTGCAGCGCGGCGTACGCACTCGCGTGTGCGTGCGATCGCGTCGTACTGCCCGACACGGGATGTGTCGGTTCTGTCGGTGTGATTCTCGCGCTGATGGAGGAATCGAAAGCGCTCGATATGGTCGGCATCACGCCGAACGTCATCACCAGCGGCGCGGCGAAAGCGGACGGACACCCAGCGATTCCGCTCTCTCCCGATGCACGCGCACGGCTGCAAGCGGAAGTCGATCAGCTCGCGCGCGTGTTTGCGCAAGAGGTTGCGAACGGTCGCGCACTCGACGCGCAGGAAGCACTCGCACTCGAAGCACAGACCTTTTACGGGACCGAGGCGATCAAGCGCGGTCTCGCGGATCAGATCGGAAACCTTCGCAGCGCGATCGCGGATGCTCGACTGAGCGCGGATCGTCGCGGCGTTCGCACGGGCGCACTGCGCTCTACGAGGACAGCAATGGACCCATTGAAATCACTACTCGGTATGAGCGCCGAAGCTACCGACGCGCAAGTGTTCGAACGCGTGACCGCGCTCTCGGCACTCGAGCGGGATGCGCTCTCGCTCACAGACACAAAGAGCGCTGAAGAAGCGCGCGGAGCACTGCGCTCCATCGCGAAGCGCGCATCAGAAGCGGATGCCGCAGAAGCCGCGTTGCAGGAAGAACGCAAAACGCGCGTTGCAAGCGAGCGCGCTGCGCTGAAAAAGGCAGGTGTCGAGAAGGCAATTCTCTCGCCCGCAGACATCGATGCCGACGGTAAAGGCACGGAAGCACGCTGGCTCGCGGAGCTGAGCAACACGGGCCTTGCCGCCTACCTCGAGCGCGAAGAGCGCACAGGTCGAAAGGTCGTGCCGCAAGGCGCAATCAACGCACCGACGGAACCGCCGTCGAACGACGCGCAAATGCCACCAGAGATCGCCACGCTCGCAGCGAAGGGCTGGAAGAACCTCTCGTCGCGCGAGAAGCACACCATCGAAAAACACTCAGCGGTTCTCGCTGCGCGCTTGCGCAAGCAGGACTGAAACACGCCGCAACCTCCAATGGGACGCGGCGTGATCCGCGTCAAAACACAAAGCAATGTCAACGACAAACAGAAGTGATCTCGTACTTCCGAGCGTGCTCGCTGAAGACATCCTCAAAGGATTCTCCGGCAAGCTCACCATGCGCGAATCAGGCGCAATGGTCGTGATGATGGGTCTCGACGCAGGCGCACAACACGTCGGTAACACCGTTACGGTCCCGTATTACGAGGACGGTGGCGAAGCGCAGGAGGTCGCAGAAAACGCGGCTGGGTCGCTCGAGAAGGTGACCCAAAGCTCCGAGACCGCCACGGTGGTTCGCATGTTCAAGGGATTCTCTGTCACATCGCTCGCGCAGGCGGCGAAGGCGAGCGGCAAGGATCCCTACGACGTCGCACGCGACATGATCCAGACAGCGTTCGCTCGTAAGGTTGATTCGTACGGCATCGCACGCGCGATTGCACGCGCGACCTCTGCGTCGATGGAGTACGACGGCACTGCAGCGAATATCTCCACCACAGCAATCGTGGAAACTCTAAAGCTCTTCGGCGAAGAGCTTGACGACGCGCAGCTCGCGATGTGGGCAATGAACGCAAAGCCGTACTGGGACGCTGCGCAGCTCGCAGACAGCACGGGCCGCGCGCTCTACACGGACGTGCAGGGCGGACGCCTCTCGCAGCTCGGCGGAGCACCAGTCCGTATGACGGCGAAGAGTGACCTCGTGATCGCCGGTTCACCAACCACGTACAAGAGCTTGCTCTGCAAGAAAAACGCAGTGGTTTGCTACATGAACGAGAACGTCAAAATCGACATCGTTCGCGATCCGACCGCAGACACCGACATGATTATCGCGAACGCATACGCGGTCGTGCATGCGTACAGCGTCATGCCCGGCGGCACAAAAGCTGGCGTAGCGGTCTGCAAAACACGATGATTGCGCCGCTTCCAGGCCATCGACTGCGCGGAGCGAAAGCGCTTCCGCAGCTGCAACCGCGCGAGTCGAGTGATCCGCTTGCGGTGCTGCAGGAGAAGTTCGCAGCGCTCCAAGCGCGACACAGCGAGATCGTCGAGGCATCGACAAAGGCGATCGCAGCGCTCGAAGCCGAAGTGAAAGAGCTGCGCGAGAAGCTTGCCGATAGCACCAAGCAGCTCGAACAGCGCACGAACGCTCTCGCGTCTGCGAACAGAAAGATCGCCAAGCTCGAAGCCGACAAGGCAGAGCTGCGCAAGCAACCCACTGCCGAAACACCCAAGTGACCACGACCTTCGAGCCATACGTCACGAGCGCTCGGCGCTTCCTGTGGCTCGGAGAGTACAACGCACGCACACGCGATCGTGAGTACGGCGTCGCTGACGCGTTCCGTGATCGCCGCCTTGCTCAACCAGGCACGCCCTTCTCTCGTTTCGGTCGCCTCCCCGGTCGCACGACGCTCGCAGCAGCGGGTGTGCTTGCGATCGAGGAGGTGATCGGAGCGAGCGTTGACGAGCTGATTGAGTACGGTCTCTCACGCACCACCGCACTCGCACTGCAGACAGCCCTCGAAAGGATCGCTGCAACCATGACCACGTTCCAAAGCGGCCCGAACGCGGGCCAAATCTACGACGAAGACGCGATCACGTTGATCGCGAGCACGACCAAGACAGCCAGCTACACGAGCGACACCTACGAAGCTGGTGACCGCGGCACGCTGCGTCTCGACCTTGCGGTCACCGCCATCAGCGGAACCGGGGCTCAGATGCACGTGCAGATCGAAACGTGCAAAACGAGCGACGGAACCTTCCGCGTCGTCGATGCATTCACCGCATTGATCGCGACGGGCACGCAGCGACGCACGATGAGCGGTCTCGATCGTTTCACGCGTGCCGTGTGCACGATCTCTGGTTCTTCTCCTTCGATTACTTTCTCGCTTACGGGCGAGGCGGTCTAACAGCTCTAACTCTCGCACTCAAACTCTCAGGAGAATTCCATGCCTGTTCAACACTTGTCTCCCTACGGAACCCCAAAGTACAGCAGCGGATCAGCCGTCGCTGCGAGCGTTGCCACGATGGCCGCGCTCACCGCGTTTGCCAACGGAGCGCCAGAGCGCGTGCACGGCAACGAAATCCGCGTCGACGCTGACGGCTCGCTTTGGCGCTGGCACTCCACGTCGACGCTCACGAGCGACGGTATCCTCGTGCAGAGCGCCGATGATGTTGCCACGGTCACTGCAGGTCGGTGGCTTCGCTGCACAGGTGCAGTCGCACTGCGTCTGCCCTTCTCGTACTCGACCGCGGACGGAGCCACGCTGCTGACGATTCCCACGGGCGGGGTGTTCAAGCTCGAGTCCGCGCACTGGGACATCACCGCCGACATGACCGGCGGCTCTTCGTCTGCGATCGGTGTGGCCGCGACCGGCAACACGACCGCAGGCGACATCCTCGGCGGCGCGAGCGGCGACGTAGCAGCAACGCTCGTGGCTGGCGTGAAGGCCGGTACGATCGGCGCGAAGATGGACACCGACGCAGAACTGCACGCAATGCTGTTTCTCGCGACGAACACCTTCACCTTCGAGCGCATCACGAGCGCCTTCACCGCTGGCTCGGGCTACGTGGTGCTTGTCGGCACGCTCATCAAGAACCCCGGCGCCTGATCCCTCCCCTTTCTCTCGCTCCCTCCTTCCTCGGTCCTCTCCAGCGGCGCTCGAACGCGAGCCTCGCTGATGGGGACTGAGACCCACTGAGTGCAGTATGAGCCAGTACGGAACAGACAGCGATCTTCTGCTCGTTATGAAGCAGGAGGAGATCGATACGTACGACAGCGATGTGCGCACGTCGTGTCTCGAGTCCGCATCGTCGCTCTGTGATTCGCGGCTCGGTGTTGTGTGCACGCTCCCGCTCACGGAATGGTCCAAACACATCACGCTCATCTGCGTGCAGCTCGCGAAGAAACTGCTGCGCACACGGAAAAATTACGACTCGACGAGTCCTCTCTACGAGGAGACTGAGCGCGATTTTGCGTGGGCGCTTTCTGAACTCGACAAGATCGTTCAACGCGGTTCTCTTCCCGCTGACTGCGAAGACAGCACGCCCGAAGCAGAAGAGGGCGGAGCGTACGTGGTCACCAATCGCAAGCGTGGCTGGCGCTGATGGCCTCCATTACAACAGAAATACGCGAGCGTTTGCTTAGTGTGATTTGCGGCGGTCGCGGTACCGACGGATCTCTCGGCACCGACGCACAGGATCGTTCGATCACGTCGGGTCATTTCCGAGATGCGACGCGCGACACCTCTCTGCGAGGGCCCACGTATCCCGCGTCGGAGTTTGATAGGGCGGTACAGCTTCGCTGGCTTGCCGTGCTTGATGAGCCCGAAGAGTCAAACGAACTCGACCCCACGCAGCTTCGTCGCGCTCGAATCGAGGTGATGGTCGGTTACCTCGCTGCGTCTTTGCTCGAACAGCACGTGAATCTGCTCGGCACCGAGGAACGGTCCGAGGCGATTGCACAGTGGACCGATCGCGCTGTCAACGACGCCGAACGAGTGAAACGAGCGTTGTGCTTCTCGCAGCTGTCGTGCGGAACACTCGCGACGGTGCGACTGGTTGGTATCGCTCGCGAGGGAAGCACGGTAACGGAAGACCTATCCGACGGTCGCGGTCTATCGCTGACGACGTACAGAATTCTCTTCTCGTATTCAGGATCCGCGAGCCTGACGCCGTGACGACTCAGCTCAACACCGAAGGTCTCGATGCGCTGATCGCAATGCTCCAAGCTGCGCAGCGCGGTCTCGTTATCGAAGCCGAAGGACTCTCGCGCGAGAGTGAAGTCAAACTACGAGCGCTCAAAAAACAGGGGCGCGATCTCTTCGAGCCAACGAGAGCGATGCAGCAATCGATCGCTCGATTCATGCAGCGAGCGCTTTCGGACACGATACAGGCGCGTCGCCTCGTAACGATCGCAATCCTCTCGGACGCGGGCGCGCAGGGAGCGAAGGCGCACGTGCTCCTGCAATCGCGCGAGGGCGGGCAAGGACACTTCAAGAAGCTCTCGGACAAGTACGCAGAGTACAAGCGCCGCAAGTACGGCACCGCCCCCATCACGCAGGCAACCAAGGCCCTTTACGGCGATCTCGCGCGTGCGCGCTGGGTCGCAAGACGGAAGTAGCAATGGCACAAGAGAACGCACGAGTTGAATGCTCGATCACGAACTGCGGTGTCGAGTCCTCGTTCAATACCGCACCGTCGTTTAGTCGGATCATCCCGGTTTCGAAGACGGCGAAAGTGAAGCTGATGGGCGGGGAAGTTCCGAACGATTCGGAATCGCCGAAGCTCTACGACGCCCAAGACATGGTGTCTGGTCTCAAGAGTTGGGAACTCGAATTAGAGGCGTACGTGAAGTCGCTTTCGTCGCGTCTTTACACCGGCACGCTGACCACCCCGCAGTTTCTCAAAATGCTTGCTGCTTGGTTTGGCGGTCAATCGCCAGCGGATGGCGCGAGCGTCGGAGCGACAACCACCGGATCTCCAGGCACAGCAACGAGCGTCAACGTCGTCAGTGACGCCAATATCACTGTTGGCGAATTGCTGATGATTCCAACCGCAAACGGCAACGAGGTTGTGCGGTGCACTGCGAAGCCAGGATCGAACGCGCTCACACTCAACCCGGGTCTGAGCACCACGCCGAGTGCTGGCGCGCAGGTCTCTCAGATGGTGAATCTCTACCCGCCGGATTCGGTCGGGTCGCCAGCGTCGTGCGCGTTCCAAGTCGCACTCGCAGACAGCGCGAACGAGCAGTACCAATTGCTCGGAGGCATCGGCGGGATCGCGTTCAAGATCACCTCGGGTGGTCTGCTCACGATCAGCGTACGTGCTCGCGGCAAGACGTGGACGCGCGGCGCATTGTCGATCACGACCACGGTGTCTAGCGACTCGATGGGCTCGCCGATCGGGCTGATGAACAACGCCAAGCTGCTCTTGCAAGCGACGGCCACAGCCACAGCGACGCACGTGCCCTTCGAAGAGATCAGCATCGAATACGACCTCGGGCTCGATTTCACTCCCGATGCAGGCGGAGCGAACGAAGGCGCTGGTGGGGTCATTCGCGCGAGTGGTCGCAGCTTCGCGAAGGTCAACCTCAAGTGCAAGATGGATACGCAGTTTATCACTTGGTACACAGGGAAAACAGCGCTCCAACTGCTGCTCGCGGTGCCCGACGGAAACAGCGGTACCTCGCGTCAGCACATCGCGTGGTACGTGCCGAAGTGCAAGATCGACACAGCGCCACAGCCCATAGAGAGCGGCGGACGCCGACTCTACGACATTTCGCTCTCCTCTCGGATTGACACAAGCGCCTCGGGACTGCTTGCAGTGCCGGGCCTTTTCGCGGTCGGCTGATCGCAGAGGAATCATCGATGGACCCGTTAAAGCCAGTTCCAGTTTGCTCGATCGAAGACGAAGCGATTGATGCGGAAGCAATGTCGCTCCCCGAATACGCACGCACGCACGACCCATCAATGGTGCGAATCAAACAGGGGCATCGCCCGACCGTGTTTCTCGTGGGTCCTCTCACGGTCGGATATCTGTCTGACGTGATTGGGTCTGCTCGTGGCGAGCTGAAAGCAATCAATGCGCTGATTGCTGCGGTTCATCGTGTCGAAATGCCGAACGGTGACGTGCTCCAGCCCGACAAGGTAGAGAAGGGAGCGTACTCCCAGAAGATCGCTTCCGATGCCTGGCTTGAAGTTCTTCGAGGGAAAGTCGGCTACAGAGCGCTCGTTGAAATCGGCTTTGTGGCAATCGATCTTGCAAACTTGCCGGAGAGCAAGCGCGGCCCTTTCGCCTCGGCGGCTGGATTGGGAGTGACGGCCTAAAAGAAGCGATGCGCGAGCCTTGCGGGTGCGAGCAAGCGCGTGCGGCTCTTCGATCTCCCGAACTCGATCTTGATGCGCAGCGCGTTCGCCTGCAGATGGCTCAGGACGCGCAGGAATACTGGAATTGCCCGGGCGCGAAAACAACAGAACCAGAGTCTCCCCCCGATCTCGCAGAGGATCGCTTGCGCGCGGTGGCAGCCCTTACCGGCATTTCTGGTTTGAAAACGTGTCCGCATTGGTACGCATCACTTCCGTGCGCACACGAGGCAGCGAGAGCGCGCCGCTGGCGGGACAAAGGGCAGCTCGGAAACCTGGAAGACCAGCCCTGTGTACTGGCGGCAGCAATCGATCAGATCGACGAAGGTCTTAGCGCGAGAGAACGCGACGACGACGAACGACGCGATGCGGAACTGAAGAGAAAACGCAATGGCTGAAATGCTCAAGATCGGCGTCGATATCCCTGATATCGAAAAGACGATCAAACAGGCAGAGAAGTTCCGCGCGGAACTCGAAAAGACCGCGGCCGTTGCGCGTGGTGAACTCGCTACAGGACTCGATAGCGCAGCAGAGCACGTCAAGGATTTTGCGGAGCAGTCGAAGGAAGCGAACTCGATTCTGGCAAAGGGACTCTCCGAGTCTCTTCCAGAGCAGCTCAACGACATCGCGCGCGGTTTCGGTATTGCCAGCGACAAAAACCACAGCTTTACTACGCGATTGCAAGCCGGTGCTGGTGCTGCACTAATCGCGAAAAACGCAGTGATGGACCTTGGCGGAAGGTACATCGAACTAGGTCGGGCACTCGACGAAGCGAATGTTCGCAGCGAAGCACAAACTCGACGCCTGCGCGAACTCGGCGCAGCTTCGCGCGAGATTCGTCAGCTCAATGACGGCGCGGTGCAGAGCACAGACGCGTACGCGCTTCGCATCTCTTTGCTTGGCGGCGGCATCAGAGCCACCGCACGCGAGCAAGCGCAGCTCATCGAGCTTGCCCGTCGCCACAAGCTCGCAGGCGAAGACAACGCCGCAGCAATCGCTCGCGTAACCGCAGCGATCAATGGTGATGCCGCCGCGCAACGCTTGCTCGGCATGAGCACCGCGGAAGGCACGACCGCGCAAGAGCGTTTGCGCGAAGCGGTACAACTCTCCGTACGTGAGCACGAGCGCCTCGGCGCGGTGCAACGAGACTCAGCAGAACAGGCCGCGATTAACGAGCGACAACAGCAACGCGGCACCGACGCGATGATCCGCTTCGCTGCTGCCGGTCTCGGCGTCAGTAGTATCTACGGTGCGCTCAATGATGGCGCGAGGCTTGTCGGCAGTGCGAGTGAGCGGCTGCACAACCTTTTTTCAAATCAAACAGAACGCGCGCGCACGCTTGGCACCGCGACGCAAAACCTGGAGCAAGAGACGGGCAAGCTTGCGTCGACGACTGACAACACGAAGACGCGAACGCAGGCGCTCAACGAGCAGCTGCAGCGACAGCGCGACCTCGCGAACCAAGCGGCACTTGCGCAGAAGGAACTCGCATCCTCGCTGCTCGAAGTGAACCTCGCGGCGCGCTCGGGTGAAACGTCGGGCGATACCGTCAGCCGCAACCTTCGCGCGCTGAATCGTCAGCTCGTACGGGGCGATCAAGAGCGCCGCACGCGCAACGAGGTATACAGACAGGCAGTGCGCGGTGGAGCAAACGCGCGCGCAGTTCGACGCGCTCTTGGAATGGACGAGCCTGAAGACGGAACTCTCGTCGCGATGGAACGCAGTCGAAACACCGAATCCGTCGATGACCTCGTGTCTCAGCTTCGCTCTGCGGGGCTGATGCCTGATCTGCAGATGGCTCGCGGTGTGCGCGGTCGACGAAGCAGAAGCACGCAGCTGCAGCTAGTGATGATGCTTCTGCAGCGACAGCTTCAGAGCGAGCAACGGCTGCGTGGAATCATGCAGAGCGGACCCGACGAAATGGGTCTCGATGGATTCCAGATCGGCGGCTCTGATCGCGCGACGTTCGATGTAGAGCTTGGTGCTCTCTCGGAGCGTGGTCTGTACTCGGGAGAGATCGAGCGACAGCGCACGAACATGCGCGCCGCAAACGCAGCTCGCGACTACGAAGAGAACAAGCGACGCGGCATGGAAGAGACAGACCGCCGCAATTCGTTTGGTGGTCGTGTTGCCTCTGGGCTCGGGCTCAAAGACACGCTTGAAGAAAACCTCGCAGCACCGATGCAGAGTGCTGCGAGCAGTGTCAACAACGCCATCGGGTCGATGACCCAAGGGCTCAATCAATTCCTCGACACGCTCATCGAGTCTCCAGAACAGGTCGGAGCAGCATCGATCCAGATTGCGAAGAACTTCCTCAAAGGCCTCTCGCTGATGGCATTGCAAGAGAGCTTGTTCAATCTCGGCAAAGGCATCGCCGCGTCGTTCACGCCGGGCATGCAGGCGAGCGCGGCGGGATACTTCACTGCAAGCGCGATCTTCGCTGGTGTTGCGGCAGCAACGGGAGCGGGAGCCGCGGGTATCGCAGCGTCACAACGCGGCGGGCAGCAAGCAACGCCCGCGGGCAGCAACGGCAGCGGGTACAATCCCGCGCGGGTGGATGGTGGCAGTGGGCGTGGTGGCAATCGCGAAACGCCGATGTACACGATCAACGTGAACGGAAGCGTGCTCGACGAGGGCGGCTTCGAGGACGCGATTGTGCGCGGGATTCGTCGCGCGCATGCGCGTGGTGCGAATTAGCGCGGGTCGTCCGTCCACCGTCCTCCTTCTCGCGCGCAGTACATGCGTGCTGCGGCGAGTGTTCCTTCGTACCTCTCTGTATCGACAGTGATCGCGCGATTGGTAAACGTGCACGATCCTGGAGCGGTGTTGCTCATGCACTCGGTGACGATGGTTCCGCTCATCGAGCGACACCCATGGTCAAGATCGACGAAAGCGCCGGGCGGTAGCGATCTGATCCAAGACTCGCGCGTCACGGATACCCTGCAAATCGTCACGTTGTTTTGCGTGAATCGACACGCGCCCTCTCGCTGGCTTCCGTCACCACACGCAGTCAGTCCCACCAGCACTAGCAGCAAAACACTTCGCATCCCGAAACGATAACCACGAATGGCGCAGACCATCAACACGCTGTTCGCGCAGCCCTTCCAGATCACCAGTACGATCCAGTTCAATCGTGACGATCAGGACGGCTCGTCGAACCGAACGATCACCGACACGGGCTACTATCGCGTGTGGCTCGCTGCGTCTGGTACGGGTACCGAGGCCGCTCCCTACGAGCTACTCGCGAAGCTCCAGGCTGCGCTCGGCGCGCGGTACACAGTGCTGCTCACGAGCACTGGACTCGTGCGCATCTCGTACTCGGGCACCGGTACGAGCACGCTCACGTGGACGGGTGGAGCGAACACCGCGAGCAACATGCGCTCGCTACTCGGATTCACCGGTAGCACGACGGTGATCGGCGCGGGCTCGTACACCGACTCGACCTACCAGCCACACGGCTGCATCTTTTCCGCGGCGATTCTCAATTCGTCCGGTGTCACCACAAGCACCGGCGGCGCTGCATTCAGCGAGACAGAAGCGGGCGTGGTGATCGGGTATTCGTCGCGCACATCGATCCCGAAGAAACGGTTCGCACTCGGGTGGATGCCTCGATCATGGAACGACCGCAGCGTGCTTACGTCTGCGACTGCGACCGCGCTCTATCCAGTGTCATTCACCGACATCATCACGCCGCGCACGCTCTACGGAGCGAGCACAACCGGCGCGTGGAACGTGCACGAGTTCATCAGCGCAAGCGGCGGGAAGCTCATCGCAGTGATGTTCGGCACGTATCAATCGAAGATCGCGAGCGCTGTGAGTGCGAGTGATTTCTGGACTGGGTACGTGTCGCCAGAGACGCTGGCGAGTGCGAACGCGGAACGCGAACCCATCGCGAACTACCCGCGGTGGATGGAGCGCACGTTTGAAATGAACATCATCGGAGGCACGCTGTGATCACGGGATTCGGCATCTCCATCGATGGATTCCCGTACGTGCTGACCGCGGGTGAAGTCACAATTCCGAGCACCGCAGACTCGACGAAGTGGGAGCCAGCGGACGACATGCCCAACGGCTGCGGACAGGCAGACGCGCTGCAAACACCGCGTGTGTCGTGGTCCGAGGTGATGGCTCCCGTCGATGGGACACTCGACGTGAACATGCTCACGTTCCGATTGTTCGATGTACTCGTGAGCTACGGCGGAAGCGACGTGCGCTTGTGCTCGTACTTGCTTGCTCGCGATCCAAGCGAGATCGCGAGCACTGTGCTCACTACGAGCGCGCAGGATGGATCGCTAGAGCTGAACATCCCGACGATTGCGTCTACGTCGTTCACGAGCGGATACCCGAAGGTGCTCTACGTCGGAGGCGAGGCGATCTACTGCGATTCGTACTCCGGCGGAGTAGTGACGGTGAACAACGCGGGCCGTGGGTACTACGGCTCGCGTGCGCGCACGTACAAACGCAACGACGACGTGGGCGCGTATCCAGAGGTATGGGCAGAGCCTCCGCCGGTCACAGGACGCCGCATGGTTCTCTGGGCGTTCGCGGATGACGGCAAAGCGTATGCGGTCTGGCGCGGCACCGTCTCTCGCGGTCCCGAGCTGCAGCAAGATGGATCGTGGACGATCTCTTGCGATCACGTGTGGACGAGCGAGAAGAACCGCTCTCTCGGTGATCCTGCTGCGAGCGCGCGTCCTGTCGGCTTTGAGCCGAGCGCAGTGGCAATCGGGATCGATTGCACGAACTCGTTCGCGGGCGGAACCTTCGACGCTGGTATTCGCACTTGGCACGGATGGAATAGCGGCGGAACCGCTCCGACCGGCGGCGACGTTACCAACGGCAACGTGCAGACGAACGCAGACATGTTCTGCGAGTATCTGCAACGCACTCTCACTGCACGACTGCAAGCGACAACGCTCGCGGTAGCCCCTCGCGCCACTGCGCAATCCGACGTTGCAGTGCGTGTGGAGCGTGCAGGTCGCACGATCACGTATTCACTCCGCTGTGGAAACAATGGCAGCGGTACACCGCAGATCCTCGCTCGCGTGCTCGGTAAAGAGTACCGCGCGCCGATGAAGGATGAGGGCGCTGGCGTGTACAGCGGCTCGCTGCAGTTCGATATTACCGAGTGTGCGTTGACGTTCGAGGCTGGGAATACAGGCTCGATTACACTCGACGACACTTTCAACATCTCGCCGCGCGCGAGCACTGGCAACGACGCTGCGACGGAGAAGAACTCCGCACGCACGTGGACAGACGGAGCGTTTCGCACGATCGTGCGCGATGTACTCGCTGGCGACTACGACGATTCGTCTCGCTTCGTCGTGTACCCGGAAGGAGTTCTTGGCAGCACAATCAGCGGGCGGTTCGCTTATGTCTCTCGCGACGGTGCGGCTGTATCAAACGCAAACAGCGACACGTTCGCACAGCTTGTGCTCGGTCGCCGTGCGTTCTTCGGCTCCAGCAACCCATATCAAGCCACGCTCTTCCTCGACCGCTCCGTGCGCCTCGTCTACACGCAATGGGTGACGTGCGACCACTGGATCTACGGTCTGCAGCACGCACTCGAAGACGCGACGATCAGCACCGAGAGTGATCCGCGGAACTGGGACTGGAGCACTGCGGATACCGTTGCGCGAGTGACTGCGAACGAACTCTCGTCACGTGAGTGGTACCTCGACGGCTCGCTCAAGATGGGCGAGCTAATCAGCGACACGCTTATTCTCGATGGGTGCGGGCTCGCGGTGCGCAGCGGCGGACGGCTCTCGATTGTTGCTGTTCGACCGCCGATGGCGCACTGGCGCGAAGGGTACGAATCCAGCGCAATTACCGCGACGATCACCACTTCCGACCTGATCCATGGGTGCGTGCCGCAGTGGAAACCGCTCACTGATTCGCTCGTGAGTGGCGCGAAGATTCTCTCGTCCATCGAGGGAGTGATCGTGCGCGACCAACGCACGCGGCAGCGCTACGGGCAGCGTCGAGAGGTCGAGCTTGCACTCACTGGGCTACCGCGCGCGAGGCAGAATGGCAGTGATGCACGCGCTCTCGCACAGCGTGCCATGCACCGGATCATCGGACTGTGGGGCGAGCTTCGCTTCATGGTGACGTTCAAGCTCCCGATCGATCGACTTTTCGGGAGCACTGCGATTTATGCGGGCGATTACATCCTGGCGACGGAGTGGAATCTGCCTGATGGCACCGGAACGCGAGGCTTGTCGAACGTGCCGCTCTTCATCATGGGCCGCGATGTGCAGCTCGGCGAAGAACCGTGCATCGAATTCACCGCACTATTGATGCCGGTTGCGTATGGATACGCGCCGTGCATCAAAGTCGGCGACATGACGATTGGCTACCCGAGCGCGGGCAAGACCACGATCGTCGCAGACACGCAATACATCTACGCGGGCGGCGCGGACGAGAACGACTATGCCGGAGCGATCAGCGATGACCTCGGTGTCGGCTGGTTTCAGGCTGGCGATAAAGTCGCACTCTATCTACGCGACGACACCAGTGGACAGCGCGAAGTGTCGCTCACGGTCGAGAGTGTTGATACAGTGAGCGGATCGCTTGTCGTCACTCCAGAGGTACCGCTCGTGCCGTACGACTGGGATGCTGCGGTTATCGGTGGACTGTGGGTCGATCTCGTGTACGACCAAGCGGTTGTGCTCACGGACGACGGGCAAAAATCGTTTGCGTTCGTCGGTACCGGCAACGCTGGCGACGGGACGATTGCGTTTAGCGGCGACACGCAGCGATCGCGAAGGTTCGCACCATGAGTAGAATCGGCAGACGAATCGGAGCGGGTAGTGGTGCGGAAATCCCGCGCTACATCAAACACCCAGCGGGCTCATCGGGTAACTCGTGGCTCGCGCAGAACGATCCCATCGACGCGGGCACCGCACACATCATCGACAGCAACATCTCGCACCTGAGCGCGGAATGCGCACGGCATCTCGTGTGGGATCACACCGTCGGCGCGACCGCTGCGGTCGATGGTTGGGATGCAGACTACAGCGACAGCCCGAATGCAAACGGGAGCGCAGACGGATTACCGTGGATCATCGCGTGGGACAATCGCACCGCGCGTTGTTACCCGCTGCCTGCGATGATCGCAGATCGCGACCTGCCAGAAGGCGGGCTCGGACTGCGGGAGATTCGTGTGCAGATTTATGCAGACGTAAACACCGACAACAGCCTGCGTCTTTTCGCTGCGATCACACCAACCGAAGCGCCACCGACAGAAGGCTCTCTCGCGCTTGCAACTGCGTACGGAACAATCAACGCACCGACCACTGCAACGTCAGGACTCAAGCGCATCGAGATCACTCTGCGTGCAGAATTGCCAGCGGGACCACCGCGCGAGGAGTGGGTGCACTCCGCCGGAGGCGACGGCATCAATGCGGCGACAGTACCCGTGCATGCGGGCTATCTGTGGGTCGGATGGAAGTCGAGCGACGCGGCAAACGAGATTCACGCGATCAGTGCGTACGAAGTGCCGGGACCGATCACTGTCGCACCGAACGAAGCGGGCGGGATGCTTGTGTGGTACCGCGCTGACACGTGCTCGTTTGATTCCGATTCGTACTACGCGAACGTTTCGCGATTGCTCGATCTGAGCGGGAATGAACGCCACGCAGACTTCGTTGGAGGAACGAAAGCGTTCTACGGGCAAGGCTGGGGAACAGTTCTGGTTACCGGCGACGGCGCGGCACCGATGCTGTATTTTCAAGACGGCTCGCAGTATTCCTGTCCACACGAGAGTGCGCTGAACCCGACGACATGGACGATGTTCTTCGTCTGGAATCCAGACGGAGGAAGCATGACGTCATCGTGGGTGTCGCTCTTCAACAAAGGCACGTATACGGGCGGCACGGGCAAGGGTTTTGGTATCAGTGATCGCACACACAGCGGCGCGTACACGAACGTCTCTGCGTGGGTGGATACCGAAACGACCTACTACGTCGATCACGCATTTCCTGCTTTGACGTCGGTTCTTTGGGTCACGTACGACGGCAACACGCTGCAACTCTTCCGCAACAACATCAGTGTGGGCACTGTCGCGAAAGTCGGCTACCTCGCGAACAGTGGAGACTTGGTGGTAGGCGGCATGGATGGTGACCTGGGAAATCAAGGCTTCTGCGGTGCATTCGGTGAGTGCGGTTTGTACGACCGCGTGCTCACGAACCAAGAACGCAACGACCTCTGGATGAATTACTTCAAGCCTCGGTATCAACTCTGATGGCAACCCCAGTCACAACGCGGCCTGCACCATCGCTGCTCGAACGCTTTCGCGTCGGGCAGCCGGTCAGCTCTTCGCAGGTTCGTCGATGGGTGCAAGAGCTGAACTTCCTGCGCGCGTACAACGTGCAACAAATCGGCGCGCACTACTACCGAGAGAACACGCTGCTCGCTGCAGCCTCGCGCGACTACCCGGTGCTCTACAATCGACGCGATGGAATACGCGCGATTCGTGTCGTCGCAAACGTGCATCCCGACACGGACGGGAATCAATTCGACCTTGGACTGTACGTCAACGGTAGCGGCACGAGCGCAAACATCGGCTCTGGACTCGTGCTGCCATCGACACGCCATCGCATCGCGACGCACCACTTCGACACGGCAACAGTTTCATCGAGCGGTGTGATCGTTGTTGCAGCGCGTATGACGGCGACCAACAACACCAAAGGGCTGCGCTCTCTCGCTCTCCACGAGATTCCGCGCTCTACGGTCGACCCGCTGCAAGATGCAACGGAGCCAGGCGCGAACGAGGCGAGCGTCGAAGCTCGCAATCGCATGCACACGCCAACGAGTCCCGACACAGCGGACGGACTGCGGCGCTTGTTGTACGAACTCGACCGCGCTCGCTCACAGCTTCGGCGATGCGCGCAGATCGCGACGAGCGAAGACACTGCGACCGACACGATTCAAGCGACAGGCACGGGCTACGCGCCGCTGAACTGGCGTGCACACGCAGGTGATCCGACGTTCTATATTCGCCCGCGTCGTCTCTACGACGAGACGGTATCGAACTCCTGCACGTTTTACTGTCGCTACTACTGGACTGGCGGCGGCACCGCGAAGGTGCGAGCGAACGTCACATCACTCACCACTGGCACCACATCGAGTGCAGAGATCACGCTCTCCACGATCACCGCATGGACTGTGCAGAACGTCGCGCTCACGCTGCCGGTGGACGGCGCAGATCAAATCTGCCTCGTGACCTTCGATGCAGATGCCGACGGCACGGTGATCGACATTTCCAATCTCGCGATCTTCGACACAGAGACCTGATCGCTCCGCGCACGGCGCTCTCTAACCCACTCACACTCATCGAGGAACAACATGTCTGGACCCGACTCGAACGCATACGAGGACGCGAAGAGCGCCTACGCACCACGCGATCAATCGAGCGCAAAGAGCGCGCAGATCGTCTGCACGAATGCAGCGACGGCGTACAGCTCGCAGCAGCTCACTGCAGGTCAGTACATGATCTGGGTGAAGGGTGGATTGCACTCCGACGTGCTTTCGTTCAAGCGCGGCGCGACGAACAGCGCATCGGTCTCGCCCGCGACAGCAACGCCCGCATCGGTCGACGAGATGCCTGGCGACATCACCGAGAAGATCCGCGTCACCAGCGCAGAACCGTACGTGTGGGTGAATTACACGAGCGCTGGCTACACGGTGCAGCTCTCGCGGATCGGGGACTGACGTGATCCAGGGACACCGTACCCGAATGATTCGCTGGCGCGAGCCCTCGCGTGCGGGCGGCGCGCTTTTCGACTGGGATTTCACGCAGCAGAGTCCCGGCGCTCTCGTGCTTCCGGCGGGACTCACGTTTGCGCGAGCATCGAGTGGTCACTCGGTGCAGACGGGCACGAACGGGTTGATCGTCGGTGGAGCGATTGCATCGAACGACGTCGGCAGAATCGGTCGGTTGCTCGATGCGCACAGCTACGGATTGCTGATCGAGCCACTCACGCTGAACAAATTTGGCTATGCGAACACTCCTGCGAGTGCTCCGGGGGCGGATAGTGGAACGCCAACGTACACGACGGGACAGAGCGATCCAGCGGGAGGTACTGCTGCAACGCGGATCCAAGTCTCCAGCGGGGGCTATTCGAAATACCAAACGCTCACCGCATCAACAAACGGCGTGATCTCTGCGTGGGTGAAGCAGGGCTCCGGCAGCGGAGCGTACCAAACCTGCGCTCCCTACGCCGGCACGGCAGGAGCGGGAGTGAGCGGCACGGCAGGAGCGCTCTGGACGCGTGTGGCGAGCGCGAATTTTCCCTACGGCGGCACAACACCGAACTTCGTTTCGAGCGATGGGCGCGCGAACGCGACGCTTGGATCCAGCGCAGGCGCACGTGATTGCGTGCTCTACGGATTGCAGTTCGAGGATCGCAAGTACGCAACCTCACTCGTCATTACGAGCGGAGGATCCACTGCCACTCGTGCAGCGGAGCGATTGACGATCGACTCCACGAGAGCGACACAGGCAACGGTCAACGGTCGCCTGGGATTTTACGTGCGATTCCGTGCAATCGCCGCACTCACGTCGATGAACAGCTCGGCGGAGGGACAGATTTTCTGTGACGCTGGTGGATCTCCGACGTTCGGCGCCCGGATTGATGCTTCGAGCAGATACATTTATCTAAACACCGGGTCGAAGTGGTCGCAGACCGCGAACAGCGTCATCTCGTGGAGCGCTGGTGATCTCGTCGAGATGGCGATGGAACTCGGCAACGGTGTCTCCGCGTTCCGCTGGCGCATCAACGGCGGCAGCGTGAATACAGCATCTTTCACCGCACGAAACGACGTGCTCGACCCCATCGTGCCTAGCAGCGGAATCGATGTGCTGTGTGCGGGGACGTCGTGGCACACGCCCGCGGTGCTCGAACAGGCGACGCTTTTCGTTCCCGGGCGCGGTCCTTTCTAGGAGCAATCCACTAGTGAAAATCCTATCTCTTCTCGCGCTAGCGATGCTGGCGTGCACGGCTCCCATTGCCCCGCGCTCTCCGGTACCGACACGCACGATCCGCGTTGCGATCGAAGATGGCAGCGACATGACGGGGTGGTTTTCCTCGCACCGCGTTGCGATCGCTCGCGTGTGGCCTCGCCTCGATGCGACGGGCTATCGGTGGATCGTCGATGAGCACAATCCTGAGCTGTTCGTGCGGACGTTCGATGCGCACGGATGCAGCCGAAGTGCAGGTGAATACCTACTCGGTTCGCGAGTGGTGACTATTGATCCAGCGTGCGTGCACAGCGACGAAGAGCTGATTTACGCGGTGATGCACGAAGCGCTGCACTGGTGGACTTGGCGCGAATTCCGCTGGGCTGGCCACCTCTGCAAGCACGCTCACGATGTCGCCGATTGCCACCCGAGTGTGCATGGAGTGGGTGTGCTCTCGCCTGTGCTCGGAGAGGAGCTTGACGACTTCGGCGTGGAGATTTCCTCGGCGAGCGCCAACCTATCCAGCGACGATTTGCGGCTCATCGACGCACTACGCGCAACGAGGTAACGATGCCGAACACAACCACCAACGAAGACACGACCGTTAAGCTCGTTGCTCTCGATGAACGAATTCGCACGCTCGAAGCGACCACGACCGAACTCTCGACGATTCGCAAATTGCTCACGGGTCTATTTGCGATGGGGCTGGGTGCAGTGCTTTCGGGAGCAGTACTCGTGGTGCGGCTCGACGAGCGCGTCACGGAAACGCGTCAGCAATTCGCACAGCACGAAGCACTCGCGGGACATCCTAGCGGTGCCAACGCGCTCTCCGATCTGCGCACCGAGCTGCGCGTGCTCGCTGCTGACGTGCGCGCCGCGAGCACCGTAAACGCTGCAACGTCTCAGGAAATACGCGACCGATTGACGCGACTCGAATCCGCGACTCGATCGCCTCGCTGACTCAAACGAAAGGACTTCACCATGCCTCCACTCTCGTCGCTTCTCGCGACGCTCGACGCGTATTGGTACGTGATCGTTGCTGTTGTGATCTTTCTCGGCGCTGTTTGGCGCTCCCTCCCGGTGGAGCTACGCGACAAAATCGAGCGCGAGTTTCCTCGCCTTGTGGGATTCGTGCGGCTCGTGATTGCGATATTCCCCGATCTGGTCAACGCGTTCCGCGCGTTCAGAGTCCAGATCATCGACGGTACAGCGAAGCGCGATGCGATCTCGCAGCCACCGCCCCCTCCACCGAAGCGGCAGGGCTACTTCCGCTTTCCATTGCTACTGCTCGTCCTGCTGAGTGCGTGTCCATTGCCACCACCCGACCACTGCAGGCCCACAGCCACGCGCTGCTCTCCGCAAGGCAAGCCGCAGCGCTGTAGTGCGGGCGAACGCTGGTGGAACGAACCGACTGCGCAGCCATGCGCAGCGCTAGGAGTGACGTGCTGCCTTGCGCTCTCGCCCTACGGCAATCGCGTGCATGCGTGCGTGCCGCAGAGCGCGTGCCTCGAAGAGCCAACACTCGCAGACGTGATCGATGCGGTCGATGCAGCAGAAGGCGGTGCGCAATGAGCAGTGAAATCACCGACAACGTTGCTGACGCGATCATCGACGAGATCATCGCGGAAGCACGCATGATCGAGGTGAGCAAGGACTGGAAGCCCGTCGAGATTGTCTCCACGCTGATCTTCGACGGCGCGAAGATCGTCGGCGTGCGCGGCCTTCCTGCTGCGAAGGAGTGGCGCGAGAACTACTTCTCTGCAGTAGGCCCGCTGCTCTTCGTGCCTGCAAACTGGCGCAAAACCGTACCCGCGAAGCAGCGACTTCGCGTGGTGATTCACGAGGCGACGCACACTTCCCAATTCTGGGCTGACGCTCGCTTCGTCGCGTGGTACGTCGGTCACACCGAAGCGCGTGCTGCGTACGAGGGCGAAGCGTTCGGTACCGGCGACGAGTTCGACTTCGCTGTTGATGGCACAATCGCTCCGTCGCTCGAATCACTCGATCACCCCGTGCGCGAGGGCTACGCGATGCAGCCTGCGGATCTCGCACTCGTGCGAGGCATGCGTGAGCAGCACATCACCAGCGTGGTCAATGGTGTCATCACATCGCACTGGGGGCGCACTGCGATCAAGCGATTGCACCAGCTCGCACCGCAGTGCCTCAACGAAACCGCAGTCGCGCGAATCCGCGCGGGATCGCCGGGGTTGCTGTGAGCACGAAAGTAGTTGGTCTCTACATGTGGCTGTGGCCGCACGGCGATTCATTCGACGAGCGTTTTCCCGACCCATCGCGCACCGCTGCGGATCTCGTCTCGCTCGGCTGCGCTGGCGTGATCCCGCAAGACGGACTCGCCGCGCCGCGATGGCTCGCGAAACGTGGCGTACTCGAGGCGTTCACGAAGGCAGGGCTGCAAGTCGCTCCCGGCCTGGGAATGGACGGCGCAAACGCGCATCGCGACAACCTGCCGAAGCTCGCCGATGCGATCGTTGCTTGCGAGGACGTGCCTGGTCGCATCTTCACGATGGGCAACGCAGAGAGCGCGTGGGAGAACGATCCCGACGACAAAGCGCAAGCAAACCGCCTCGCGGATCTCGTGCTTGCGAAGCGACCCACGCCGCGCTTCACGTTCGCGCCGTGGTGGGCACCGCTGTATCGCATGGGCCGCGACGCGAAGGGCAAGCCGAAGAAATTCTGGACGCATCCCTCGTTTCCGTACCGCGAACTTGGGCGAATGATCGCGAACGACCTGGAGATTTTCCCGCAGGATTACGGCGCGAATGTGCCCGGTAGTCCCTACGGCAAGTCGCTCGAAATGCTCGCGTGGAGTCGCGACGCGACGCAGTACCCGAAGCTCGGCTTCGCTCGCGAGCGCGTGCTTCCTGCGACGCAGACCTACCAGCGGTCCCTGCGCGACTGCATCGACACACTGCTCGCAGAGCCGACGCAGCTCCTGTGGGACTACCTCGGGATGCTCGAAAACATGCGACTCGCGCTGCGTGTGGTGAAGCGCCTGCGTGAACTCGGATTCACTGGCGTCAGTGCTGTGCGTGCGTTCCAGGCTGCGAATTCGCTTGTGGTCGATGGCATCGTGGGACCGCGCACGCTGGCGGCGCTGGGGCTGTCGTGAAGCTCGTCGACCTCGAACCGCAGCTCGTGCGGCTCAACGATCCAGAAGACAAACACTCGCTCTTCGGTGACGCTTCGCAGCTCGCGGATGCGCATGGCCTGATGTTCTTCTGCCCGAGGTGCGTCGCGACGAAGGCGCACTACGTGTTGTGCTGGCGGCCCGAAGTCCCCCTGCATCACGCGCCGGGACCCGGTCGCTGGACGCTTGGCGGGACAGGGCTTGCGGATCTCACGCTCTCGCCGAGCGTTGTCGTCAACGCGTGCGGAGCGCACTTCTTCGTGCGCAATGGCGCGATCGAGATGTGTTGAGTGCGCAGCCTTGACCCGCAGCACACGCTCGCGGTAACGTCAAGGCTCACGCAAGGTGGCCGACCTGAAATC